TGACAGTCCCACCGATCTGCCGAAAGATTTGCGAATTTATGTTAGCAGTGATCATGCTCTGACGACCAGAGAAGAAAACGACTCGAATTGCATTCTGCCAACGGGCGTGGACAACGCCGGGCATCTTTGGGTCTTGCCCGACATTTTCTGGGGTCAGTGCGATACGAACGAGCTGGTTAACAAAATGCTAGGTTTTGGAAAGCGACACACGATATGCAACTGGTTTGCGGAAAACGAACACATTCACAAAGCGATCGAGCCGTTTCTAAAGCTCCGAATGGCCAAAGAGCGTGTGTTCTTTCCTATAACGGGGCTGACATCTTCAAGAGACTTAGTCGCCCGTTCTTCGTCCATTCGAGGTTTGATGAGCATGCAACACGTGCACTTCCCGTCTTGGACCACTTGGTGGCACTTGGCAAAGCATCAGATGTTGAGTTTTCCCAAGGGCAAGCATGACGATTTTGTTTCAGCATTGGCAGAACTGGGCATGGGCCTTTCATCCATCACGCGTCCTTCGCTTCCGAGTGCTGATAAACATTTATCGGAACCGCCGCGGTTCGTTTTGAGCCTTGGGTGGGTAAAGAAAAGTAGCAAACGAAGAAACAATCCTGCGCCGGTTTACGGTGGCAGATAACGGAAAGAAAAGATCATGGCACAAGAAAAGAAATGGTTGGACACGGAGACGCAAGAAATCGTCACCCGCAAGAAAGCTGGCAAGAATTTCACGATCGTGTTTGTCGACGGGCGGACTCGCGATGTGGACAATTGGCCGGAGGAGCGTTTCAAAGAACTGACCGCCGCCGAAGAAGTGGAAACCGAACCAGCCCCGAGCAACTAGACGGCGTCAGCCGTCCTCAATTGGCATCGTACATATGACTTCTAACTCCTCGAAGCAAGCTCCGCCAGAGAGTGTGACCGCGGCTATCCGCGAGTGGCACGGCAAAGTGGATTCTGCAAAGGCGCGTTGGGAGCCGGATTTCAAGCGCATGCGTGCGAACATGCGCTTTGCCACGGGTCGCCAATGGGAAGGACAGAAAGAGATTCAAGGGAGTCAGTATGTTTGTAACCTAACGCTCAAGCAGATAAGCCAGAAAGTGGCGAATCTCTACGCTCGTGATCCGCAAGTGGACGCCAAGCGGCGCGAACGTATGGACTACTCCATCTGGGACGGGGAGGCCACGAGTTTGCTTGAAGCCATGCAGAGTCGGGCGATGTATCAACAAGTCGGCTTGCAGGACATGCACGCCGAGGCGTTGCTCCGCGACTTCATGCAGGGCAAGATGCAAAAAGAGTTGGATGAGAAGGTCGCGACCACGGCGAGAATTGCAGCGCAACGTCAGATTGATCTGGCTTCGCCGAATTTCAAACGGCAAATGAAAAAGCTGGTCCGCAGGACGATAACTTGCGGAGTTGGCTACGTCCGTTTGGCTCTCGTTCGCAATGATGAGACGCCGCTCAGCGAAGACCGTATTGGAAACATGCCCGCCGACCGTATGAAAGAAGCGATGCGGCTTGCGGATGAGTTGCAAGAGGGAGATGAGAATATCGAGACGTCATCCATGGCCGAGCAACTGCGGTCTATCGGCGTTTCCATGGGCGTGCCCGTCGACGACGAGGAGCTTCCCGAGAAAATTACTTTTGACTTTCTCGCGCCGACGTCCGTGATTCCTGATGAACGCTGTCGGTCGCTCTCCGATTTCATCGGGGCGCGGTTTCTCTGCATCGAGTATGCCTTGCCGCTGGACGAGATTAACGCAATGTTCGGCACAGACATTGAGGAAAGTTCCAAACTCAACTCCAAGCCGCAAGAGGGCAAAGACGAGAATCAGACGAATGCTTGCCCCAGTTATATCGTCCGGGAAATCCTGAACTTCCGTGACCGCACGCACTGCTACATCATGCAAGGCCACGATGATTATCTGCGTCCGCCAGAATCATTGCTCCCTGGGTTGACTGGCTTCTGGCCCGTGTTTTCGTTAACATTCAATGATGTTGAAGTCGGACTTGATGAGGATGATACGACTCCATTCCCGCCCTCGGACGTGGACTTAATCCTCCATCCGCAGCGCGAGTGGAACCGTTCTCGCAATGCTTTGCGTGATCTTCGGAACGCGTGTTCGCCAAAGTGGATGATTCGCAAAGGTTCTATGTCCGAAGCGGACATTGAGAAGATTCATCTCGCTGAACCGAACGAGATTGTGCAACTCGAGTCAGTCTCGGCAGACCAGAAACTCAGCGACCTGCTTGCGCCAATTCCCGTGCAAGCTCCGGATGTTGCGGTGTTCGGTACCGACCCGTTGGTTGAAGACATATCCTTGGGCGGCGGAATGCAAGAAGCAAACATGGGCGTGGCTGATCCCAATGTCACGGCAACCGGGGTCTCTGTTGCCGAGCAATCCCGCATCCAAGTTTCCTCCTCAAACAAGGACGATCTGGATGAGTTTCTTTCCTCGCTTATGTCGGCGGTCGGCGAAATGATGTTTTCCGAAAGCGGGTTCTCACAGGAAACGGTGGTAACTCTCGTCGGCAATGGCGCGGTCTGGCCCGTGCAGAACCGCCTGCCATACAAGAAACAAATCCTGCTTTCGATCAAGGCGGGGAGTACCGGCCGTCCGAACAAAGCAATCGAAGTACAGAACTTCAACTTGATCGCTCCGCAGTTAATCAACGCGGGCGCGAATCCCCTTGGAGTTATTCAAGAGGGCGTGCGCCGTCTAGACGATCAGCTCGACGTATCGAACTTTTTACCTATTGGCGGGATGGGTGACCCGTCGATGGGTGCCGCTGGCAACACGGCAGCGCCGGGAGCGCAGCAACAACTGTCGAATGGTGCGCCAGTTCCAGCGGCTAACTAATTTATGGAAAAGTACCTAAGGGTCCTTTTGGACCCGGACGCTAATGAAGGTGGCGATTCGTCCGACGCCACAGCGACAGCGGGAAGAACTCCCCAGTCGGATTCGCAAGCCGATGCAAGCACCCAGCAGACTGATGCGACAGCAGACGAGGGGAAACTCTCGGAAGCAGAAGTTCGGAGCAAGATCGCTCACGATATTCTGAAGAAGTCGGAGTCGCAGACCGACGATGCAGGGGATGGTGAAGGAAGTGATGTCCATGAAAAGGACACCACGGATGAAGAAGCCGAAGAAGAAAGTGGCGAGGGAGATGAGAAGTCTGAGGAAAGCGATGCTTCCCAAAAGACGGAATCTTCGGTTTCCGACAAAGGCCCGGTCCCTTACAAGCGGTTTCAAGAGACCGTTCGTGAGAAGCAAGAGCTGGAGAAACAGACAAAGGCATGGGAGCCGTTAGTCAAAGCACAGAATCAGATCAATGAGGTTTTGAACTCTGCCGGGGTATCCTTGGAAGAGTTTCATACCGCTGTTGATTTTCTCGTGCTGAGCAAGTCGGACCCAGTCCAGGCGTTGGCAAAGATCAAACCGATGCTTGGGGAATTGTCTCAGTTCGCAGATGATGCGATTCCAGCAGAGACGCAGGCGAAGATAAACGGACTAGCAGCGAGAGTCACCGAAGGAGAATTGAGTCAGGCCGCAGCAGATGAACTGAAAGCGGCATGGCTTGAGCAGGTGAAGATTTCAAAGCAAGTCAAGCTGAACGAGAAGAAAGGACAGCAAACAGAAGGGCAACGGCAGGCCGCGTATGTGCGGTCGTTCGTAGACGCCGCTTCTGCTTGGGGCAACAGTAAGCAGAAAACTGACCCAGATTACAAGCCAAAGTCGGGGGCGAATGCCCAAGATGGCTTGTATGAGCTGACCGAAGCTTTCTTCACGCGAGGCATGGCTACTGTGAAACTCAACACTCCGCAGGATTTGATCAAGTTGCTGGAAAGTTCGTACACGACTGCTAAAGGCATTTTGAAGCCGGCGAAAAACGGGGCAACGAAGCCTCAGCCTACGTCAAGGGGAGCCACTACAGTTCGACAACCAGAAGCTAAGACGATGAGAGAAGTCGCGTCTCGCGTGGCCGCGAAGCACGGGATTTCTTTCTCGCCGAAGTAAGAGAAAAATAGTTTATGGCAGCATTAGGCTTAACGGTGGCAGCGGATATTGCATCCGGTCTGCTGTATCATTACGTTCGTGGCGGTTCATTGGCCCAGACGGAACAGGAGCGCCCGCTCTTGAAGTTTCTCCGTGCTGGCCAAAAATCCATCCCCGGTGGCAATCTCTACATCTCGAAAGCGGTTCGTGGTGGAAGCATGAATGACACTGCGGGGTTCTTCGCAGGGTACAGTGAAGACGATGAATTGGTCTTCAAGCAGTCGGCAAACATCCAGCGCACGGAAGTTCGCTGGTACGAATGCCATGCGGGGCTGATGATCTCGTGGACCGAGCTGAAGAAAGACGGTATCACGATCTCCGACGGTGGCAAGAAATCCGAGCATGCGGGGATTGCGGTCGATCGTTTGACCGGCCTCCTGAGCGAACGCTTGGAGGACTACGGCGACGCTTGGAGCCGCGCTCTCAACACGATGTTCTGGGGCGATGGCACGCAGGACGCGAAGCAGATGCCAGGCGTGCGTTACTGGCTGACAGACGCCACGGCGACTGGGACCAAGGGCGGGCTGAGCCGTGCGACGTACAGCTGGTGGAGGCACAACGCTTTCCTCGGAATCGGTTCGAGCGAAGCGGATCAGACGCTCACGAAGACCCTGCGCACCAAGCAGCGGTTGCTGCGTAAGCGTGGTGGACGGCCGAACAAATTCCTGGCAGGTAATGATTTCATTACCGCGCTGGAGAATGAGCTGCAGTCCAAAGGCGATTACACGCAGACCGGGTTTGCGAGCAATAAGAACGACATCGGCATCGCGGACATTTCGCTGCGCGGCGTGGGTAATTTCGAGTATGATCCCACGTTGGACGACATGGGCATGGCGAATTACTGCTTCGAGTTCGATTCGCGTCGGCTCATGCTGCAACCGATGGAAGGCGAGGACAATAAGGTTCTCACTCCCGAGCGGCCGTATAACTACGCCGTGTTCATCCAGAGCATGACGTTCACCGGGGCGCTCACCTGCAATCAGCTGAACTGCCATGCGGTTTGGTCGGTCAACGCTGGTGCGTAAGAAAGGAATCAACTGAAATGAAAAAGATCATCATTGGTTTGGCGGTTGTTTTGGCGACGGTTGTTGCACACGCTGGCGGCTGGCAGGTGCAGCAACTTATGGCGGGCGGCGTGACCGGATTGTATGTTACGAATACAATGGCGATCACGAACCTCCTGACGAGCGGTGCGAATAGCACGAACTATGCGGGCACGACGTTTACGAATAACGGCACCCGCGTGACCGTGGCTACGAACACTTCCATGGGGACGTGGAAAGCAGACGACCTGAATCTGCTGGCGGATTACGCAGTGATTCCAAGAAATACGGATGGTACGCCATTCTATAACTTGAGCACGAATACACTGAATTATCCGCAGTCCGGCCTAGACGTGGCGATTAAACTCGTTGGCGGCAGCGGAGCTAACTCCGCGGTTTCCTTCGTGTTCACTCCGCTGTATGGAGTCGGGATGGACGTGGAAGGAGGAACCGCGAATGAATGGACGGTTGGCGTCACGGCTACTACGACCACGGCAGTCACCATAGTCACGAACGTACCCTTGTATAAATGGCCCGGTGCCGGAGGTTTCCGACTTCGGCGCATCGTGAATGCAGATACTGACGCCAGTAGCGAAGTCATTCTGCAAGAGTTGTCAGTCAACGGCTATCGGCCGTAATCATTAACCCCGGCGCTCGCAGCGGGTAATCTGCGAGCAAATTTAGTTATGAAAGAAGACATTCAAGAAACACCCAGCACGGAATCACTCGACGATTTGCAGGCAAAGATTGCAGAGTTGCAAGCAAAAGCTAAGAAACAAGTTGATAGCGAAATCCTCAAGGAGAACCGAGAGGCAATGGTCGCCATGCCGTTGGCAGATATCACCCTTCGGTTGGACAAGAACGGTTCCGATATGGATTTGAAAGGAGTCACGCCAGCGGAACTTCTTTTCCTGTGCGCCGAGCATCATCCCAACGCTGGCGGAAATCCCATCGTCCGCTGCGTGCCGCAGAATAAAAGCGTGCTACGCGATCCGCGCATCGAGCGGAAGCGTCTGGCTGCCAAGTACTCCTCCAAGAAAATTCACGCGCTTTTTCCTGGTACGGAGCCACGCATGCCTGAGACTTTCTCTCGGGCTATGACGATTGGAACGGAAGTTGAACTTCCCGGTGAGAATCTGTTGACCTTTGCGGTGCAACCGCTCGGAACCATGGGAGAATAAAGTTATGTTGGGAGCCACTCTTGCTTCAGTGATGAACCTCGTGAAAAACGAAATACGCGCTAGTCTGTCGGCGGGTTCCGCTGACGACGCCGCGATTAAACAAGCCATCGAAACTAAGCAGGAGTGGCTCGCTTCCATGTATGACTGGGCGGAATTGAGCGATGAATGGACGGCGACCGCGAATGCTCGGTATGTGGTCGTGCCTACCGCGGATGTGAACGCCGCGGCATACACGATCAATTTCGACCGTCCGGTGACGATTTCCCGCAAGTGGAACAGCATCTGGGACCCGATTGGGTTTGGAATTACGCTGGAGAATTACAATGCGTATGACTCCGACGAAGGCGTGACTCAAGACCCCATCCAATCCTGGCGTTTCAAACCCGGAGTTCGCTCCTCGATTGAAGTCTGGCCGATTCCCGCGACCGACACGGAGCTTCGTTTCTCCGGGCAGCGGAAACTGTTAACCTTGCGCAATGCGGGTGTTCTGGATGTTACAAAAACTCTTGATCTTGATGACATTTTGGTTTCCTTGGCTGTCGCCGTAGACTTGCTTGCTGGCAAGCCTGAGCAGTCAGCAAAGGCTATGCTTTTTGAAACTCGATTTACGATGGTTCGCGGCGCGAATAAAACATCGGACGAGCGTTTCTTCATTGGCGGTGGGCCACGACGGTCTCGCCAAGAAATCCGAAGAACGAAGTTAGTTGTAGTCGCATAAGGAAGGAAAAATTATGGTAGTAAAAACATATTTCGACGTAGCGGGCCAAGTAATCTGTAAGCATCCGTGCGGTCTTTTGAAACTCGAATGCCGCGCCGATGATTCACTGGCGGCGGGAAGATTCTGGCAAGTGCATGATTTTGCACCAGAAGCAGGACTGGCTGCACCGGCTGACGGCGCAGTTCCGATCAAGAGCTGGCCAGCATACGCCGGCGCTCCGGACTATAAGGAGTTCAAGAATGGCGATCTGGCCTTGGCGAACGGGCTGTATGTCTGCGTGAGTTCCACGGAAGGCACGAAGACTCTGGGCACGGGCACAGACAAGTTTGCTTTTCTGTCCGCGGAACTTCCCAAAGAAGATACGTATCTTAATGCTGTTTCTGTCGAAGCGACCGCGGCCACGAGTCTCCAAGTCTGGGCAGAAAGCGATACACCGTTGAAGCTTGTTCGTGTCAAAGCGACGAACAAAGAACTGAGCAATCGGTATTTGCAGCTGTTCGCGGTCGACGCTCCCGCTGAGAACGACAAGCCGATTGTTTCTTGGCTGATTGGAACGGTAAATAGTTCCATCGAACTCCGCTTTGGCACTGGCCGCTCGGTTCGCCAGATTGTCACAGGCGATCTGAAAACCGGATGCTCGCTTTTCTTTAGCACGGCAGCAGCATCATATTCCACAGTCGGGCTTACTGGCGGAGGCATGGATGTTTACGCGGAGAAACTCTAACATGAAGAAACTGAAATTCATCGTCTCGCTTTTGCTGGCAGCATTGCCGGTTTTCGCGCAGACCCCGGTTCCTCCGGTCGCAAGCCAAGCGGAAGTTAACGCTGGCGTTGATAATCGAAAAATTGTTACGGCAAAGACGCTTGCTGGCTATGCCTTATTGCAAAGCACGGGCAGCATTTCATCGGCTACGGCAACCAACATCGCCGCGTATCAAGCGGCGATTGCGGACACTCCGATGAGTAATATCCTGCGTTCTGCCACGATCGCAAGCAATGTTTTGGCGAATCTATACGCGAACTCCGCGGATAATGTCGTCAGCAATGCGTTGATCGCGTACTCGCAGCCGTTGGACAGTGACTTGTCCGCGATTGCGGCACTTGGTGATCCGAATGCAGACAGGCTGCTATTCTGGGACGACTCAGCTAGCGCATTCAAGTATCTCAGTCTTGGCACCGGGTTGAGTATTAGCGGAACGACTATCACCGCGAGCGGGGGCGGTGGCGGTGGCACTGGAATGCAGAACCCGGCGACGGCGGATTTTGACGTGGCCAACTATTCCCTGCTTAATGTGGACACTATTTACGGCAACGATGCCGCGCATGGATCAGACCTTTCACTGCATTCGTATGATTCGGACGCCTCAATCAAGCTCTATACGTTTGATTCCGGCTCTGGGATTCAATACGCCTCGCAAAACGGCCACACATTTACTGGCCCAGTGACTTTCAACGACGGTGTAACCAGTGGTGGAACTTGGAGCATTGCTAATGTTGTGGCAGAAAGCATCACTGGTAATGGCAGCGGCATCACAAATCTAAACAGCAGCGTCATCAACTACCCGACCAACAGCGGTGCGGCTGTAAGTCCAAATATGCTCATTGCATATGCGCTGCTTTCGACCAACAACGCTTTTGCCATGCTTCCGCCGGCAAACGTGGACATTTATCAGACTAATGTGCAAACCAGTGTGTTGCTGGTGACCAACACTACCGCGGCTGCCAAGGCAATAACCGCCCCCGCGCCGATTAAACTGACTGGAGTGGCATACGTCACCAATGTAACAATCGTATCCACCACAGTTTATCCAAAAGTCGTGACGAATATGGTGTGCCTTCCGATCTGGTAATATGAGATTTACATTTCTACTTCTTCTTGTTCCTTGCTTGGCTTTTGGGCAGGGGTGGACTCTGCGAGACGCTGCATTCACTGGCGCGGCTGGGATTGGAGCAAGCGGCGGCGGCGGCGGAGGCTCATACTTGCTGGATGACTCACTTGATTATGCTGATTCAGCAGCCGCGGTATTGGCGGGGTGGGTGAATAGCGCCATTCCCCCGGACTGGCACTATACTACCTCGCCAGCGCCGTTAGGAAGTTACGGCTACACGTCATCGTTCTCCGACCCTTCCGGCCTTCGCTACGCCACCCGGAGTTTCACAGCATCGGATGACGTGTGGATATTCTTTGTTTTTTACACTCCAGCGGGCGCAGGAAACAACTACTGGCTGTATGTGCTGGACGCTTCGGACAACGTGATTGCTCAAATCCGCAACATTTCTGATACGTCAATTCGGGCAATGCAAGGGACTTCCTACACAGGCAGTAGTTACTCAACCACCACCGGAACGAAGTATGTTTGGTTTCACTACGCCAAAAGCACCGGCGGCAATAACGGCGTCGCCCAAGTCTTCGTCTCCACCACTACCACCAAGCCGGGCAGCGCGACGGATGCAACGGCGACGGGCACGAGCACGGCCCAAGCGTCGAAAGTGCGGATTGGCTTTGGCAATGACAATACTGTGCGGACCCTCTACAACCATTTACTGGTCTCGACTTCGACCATTGGGAGCAACCCATGAGAGTATTTCTAATCATCATTCTGTCTGCGCTTTCCGCAGGGGCGGCTAATCTGTGCGTCTCGGTTTCGTCATCCGGTGGCGCAACGGGGGCGGATTGGGATAATGCGTTGGGCGCTTCGTTCACGCCGGTTCGCGGCAATACCTACTACCTTGCAGACGGTGCTTATGGCTCAAAGACGTGGAGCACGGCGGTATCAAGCACAACGCTCATTACCATCAAGAAGGCGACGGTGGCGGATCACGTCACCGCGACCGGCTGGAGCGATACGATGGGAGACGGACAGGCCGTGTTCACTGGTTGGAGTGTCACAACACCATACTGGACATTCGACGGGCAATCCGGGGGCGGGCCGGGAGCGTGGATGAGTGGCTATGGGTTCAAGATTTCCAACCCATCCTATTCCGACGGCGCGCATTTGCTCGACAGCGGTGGCAATAACATCACCGATCTGACCGTGCAGCATACGGAGATGACTTTCTCGAACTCGACTGACACGGCGGTGTATGGGACTGGAATTTACTTCGCCAGCGGCATCACCCGGCTGACGCTGATTTCAAATGCGACGTATGATATTCCCGGAGACATTGCACAATGGCGTTCCGCAAATGCCGTCATCGTTGACCACTGCTACTTCGCGCGAAATCTCAGTGTATCGGCCAAACACGGCGACGTTTTTGAGCACGACGGCACTGGGGCGGACCATACCTACCGATTTAACTACTTCTACGACTGCGTCGGCACGTATTGCATGAGCGACCAAAGTGGTGCGGGGGCTTTGTCCGATGTGAAGATTTACGGCAACATTTGGGAATGGACATCCGCAGCGGCGGCGCGGGGGTTTGATAACGGACTCGTGGCCACCGACTCGGCGGGCACGGGAATTAGTGGACTTCGGTTCTTCAACAACACGATTTACGGCTTTTCCGAACACTCAGGCTGCCACGCCGGTTTCTACATCAACGCCGGTGCATCCGACAACGTGGTTAGCAATAACATTTGGTATGGGTTCAACGATGCAGGGAACAACATGGACGTGGGATGGACGGGAGTGACGACCCATGATTACAACGCCTTCCGTTACGCGGGAACGCAGTCAGAGGCGAACAGTCAGGCATTGAGCGCCGACCCGTTCACGAGCGCCGCTGGCCACGATTTCAGCTTGTCGGCCAACACGACTGCCGGCGCAGCGTTGGGAAGCCCATACACAACCGACATTGTTGGAAGCACTCGCACGACGTGGAGTCGCGGAGCTTATGAATACGGCAGCGGAGGCGGCGGCGACGTGACCGCACCCACCTGCGTCATTAGTTCGCCAACGAATAATCAACCAAGCGTAGCAACATCAGTTTCGATGACGGGGACAAGCTCAGACGATACGGCTGTTTCAAGTGTGACTTTGACCAACCTTTCCACTGCAACAGGATTCACCGTAACCGGCACAACTTCATGGAGTGCTACCGCAGCGTTAGCGTATGGTAGCAACTACATTCGCGCCATCGCCACCGATAGCAGCGGCAACAAGGCGACCAATGCGATTGCCGTTTGGAGTGTCAACAACACGAACACTTGGAGCATGACTGAGCGAAGTCCATATCTCGGGATTCAATACCTGCAAGTCCAAAATCCAGCAGCACAGCATAGGCTTGCCACCAATGTGCCTGCGACGTATGTTAATATGCCAATCACGTACGCCATCCTAACCGGTGGCGCGTATGGCGGTTCTCCAAACGGAACGAATTATTACGACCTGACGTATGCGCTGAACACGAATACCGGGTTTCAAATCATTCTGCAGTTCTCGGACATGCCCACAAACAAGATTCTGGATTACCTGCCTTACCTGACGAACCGTTACCGATGCTGGATGGTCATTCCGATCAACGAGAATGATGACGCCACGGTATCCTCGGAGACGATTAAGTATTATCGCGCGGTCATGCCTAACATGCGCCTGGGTGGTCCGGCGCTGTATCATTTGAAGAACCCAACATACATTGACGCCCTGGTGGCCAGTGGGGCGTTTGCAATGCTCGACAGCTTTGTTGGGCATGATTACCTGGCCGTGCCTTTGAACGGGGCTTGCACCGCCGGCTGGTGGACCAGTAGCTATTACCATCCGATTGACGCGCCAACGGACTATCACCCCGAATGGTCAGTCGGTAATCTGGCGTCTCGCTTGGCCTGGATGAACACTTACACCAACTTGCTCCGCACGACTTTTACCGACACGCCCAAGGTGATGATCACCGAGTATGGCGTTTACCAGAACGACCCAGCAGATGGGTCTTATGCCGGTCAGATTTTCCGTAACATGCGGATACCAGTGTTTGTAACCGCAAACTATGCCACAACCAACGCCTGCCCGTACAACAATGCGCTTTACGATGGTGCAGGAGTCGGATATTATACGGAAAGCCAACAAAACTTTCTTTCTCGAGTGGCTCCCAATAAACGCGCTAACACCCTAAATGCTACTTCTATTAGAATAACACCGTAAACAAAGAAGGGAACTCGGGGTCATGGGAACAAACAATAACATGAAAACATGGCAATCCATACTCGTAGGACTTATCATAGGATTCCTCGGTGGAGTTGGAACTATGCAGGCATCGCTTGTAGGGGATGTGAGAGAACACAGTGTTAAACTCGTTACAATCAACCGAAGTGTTGAAGTCAACGCAGATCAAATGGAGCAGCGTTATGATCGCGTGATTCGCCTCATGGAGTCGCTGCTGGAAACCAATCGTCAGTTAATCGTAGAACTAGGAGCAAAGAGAAATCAATGAACACTAATGCAATTCCGTCGGAAATTCCGTATATCAGCACTCTGCTGAAGTATAACGATGCGCTAGCAGGCTTGCCATCGTTGCCGCTGGTGGTGATCGGCTGTATCGTTATTGGTTATATGTGTAAACTCATCCCGGTCGTTTCCAATCGTTGGATTCCGGCAATTGTTTTTCTTGCGGGAATTCTGATGAACTTGGGCATTGCGAAGCCAGACAATTGGGTGCGGTCGCTGATCTTTGGTTTGATCGCAGGCGCAGCAAGTATCGTTATTCATCGTAAACTTCTCAAAGACTGGATTGATGCTGATGTGTTTCCCGATAATGGCGATAAGAAAAACCCGCCGGGGTTGCCAATGGTATTGATTCCGTTTATGCTAATGCTTACGCTGGCATTGGGCTGTGCGGCTATCAAGCCAGGAAACGATCCGATTGTGGTGCGCACCGAGCAATTCCTGCGTGCTTCGCAGGATACTTTCTTGCTGTCGCTGCGTTACGACCAAATGGACCGCGGCTTCTGGAAAACGAATGCTCCAGCGTTCCATAACTATTGCGAGATTCTCCGCAAGCCTACGGCGTACGGAACGCGCACGAACCTACCTCAGTACCGCGTTATGCTGCTTTCATTGAACGATGTTAAAGGAGATTACAAGTCTGGCAAAGCCACGAGCAATGAGTTGTTCACTGCGTTGTCCGTGCTTCAAGGTTTGCAGAAGCAAGGTAGTGCTTGGCTGACGATTGTAACCAACCGCTAAGAAAGGAAAATTATGAGTATTGTTTCTATGATCGAAGTGGCCTTGGTGCTCTTGCCCAAGGTGACGTATGGAGTGGCCGAGTTCGTAGCATGGGTAGGCTCGCTACGGCAGATCGCCAAGCAGGCTGAAGTTTGGACATTGGATTACGAAACCGCATGGCGCGAAGGCCTGTTGAGTCAAAACATTCTGCCCGAAGAACTCCCTGACAGCCAATAGCCATGAACGGAGACAAACCATGGATTCTCGTGGAAGCCGGAGTGATGATCAATTTGAACTATGTGATTAAAGTAGTTCGAGTTGATCGGACCACTCCGACTTACGGGATTTGCTTTTTTCATGCGACCGCTGGGCAGTCTGCTAGTACCCCGAGCGGGACCCAAAAAGTGTATTACGCCAGCTCAGCTATTGCTGATGAACGATTTGCCGCGATTGTCTCGTTACTTTCGCAGCAAGATGTGAGATACGCAGACCTAAGCGTATAGACACACCGAGGAATTTGCTTTCTTTTGCTTTCGCTTTCCCCCTCCGTGGTGTCCATGGCTAGGACAAAACTATGAGCGACTTAAAAATCAAGGACTTCAGAGCAGGACTGGACACACGCAGAAGCGTGCTTGAGACTAGTCTTGGCGCTCTGATCGAGTTAGAAAACGCGCATATCAATCAAGGCGGCGAGATTGAGAAGCGCAAGACGTTCTATCAGATCGCAATGCCTGATGGGACGTTTGGCGCGCAAAGCGTTGGCACGAGCATTGTGACGTTCGGCAGCGATGACCCCGCGGTGAGTATCACGGCTGCTTTGGCAATTCTCAATGCGGCGTTCTCGGTCAGTTATCAACGCTTGCAGCATCCTGCGGTCCTGGATGGAGTGGAGGCTTACGATGTTGCCAAGCACGATCTTGAGGAGATACTGCATTCGACGGTTTTCGGCACAGCGGCGTTTGCCATTGCGCGGTTCTCGGATGACCAAGTGTTCGCGTATTACGATGGCGAGGTCATGCGGGACTTCTTTGCAGGGGAGATTCTGAATTACTTGGCAAACAATAATGTCGTGCTGGCGAAAAACATCGTCACGCTGGTAAACGAGCAAGGGGATTATACGGCGGCGCAGACGACGTTTGCTACGACTCAACGCGCTCGGGCGGCAAATGTGGCGACTCTGACTCTGGCGAGCACGACAGGGCTAGTCTCTGGGCAGAGCGTAAAGGTTACGGGACTGCCGGCGGCGTATAATACCACGCTAGCTACGCTTCTCAGTGTGACTTCTACTCAGATTACTTATGCTAATGCTGGCGGTGATGAAGGCACAACGGCTGATGTAGCCGGCACGGTGACCTCCTCGCTTATCACGATTTCTGGCGAAAAAGGTGCGGGGTTTAATATCGCGACGTTGGAAGATGCGGACAATGGGAGTTTTGGAACGCCAACGACCACTGTCTTGCCCGTTGTCGGGCAGACAGGAGTGTCGGCAGTTGGATCGTTTCGGGTGACCGGAGGCAGAGTCGGAGGCGCTGCGAGTGCGACGCTAACATCGGATAACACCCAGCCAGCAGCAGCCGCTACGGTCACTATCGGCACAAAGGTTTATACTTTCGTGGCCGCGCTCACGAACACCGAGGGCCAAGTGCTTATCAGTCCAGTGAATGCGGATGCCACAATGCAGAACTTGATCGAGGCGATCAATCATGGGACTGCAGCAGGTTCGCAGTATTACTGCGCACAAGCCCATCCGGACGTTGAGGCGGGCGCATTGTCCGCGCATGCGTTCACCGTAGTCGCCAAGATTGGCGGCACGGCAGGAAACGCGATTGCGATTGCGGAAACCTCGAATCATCTTTCTTGGAGCGGTGCGGGGTTTCTCACAGGCGGAACGGCCTCTGGAGGCTCGAATACTATTTCGAGTATTGTGGTCAAGTCTCCTGCGGGCGCGACTACCGAGCTTCTCCAGTATCCCGTGGAGTTCGTGTCCAATCCTTTCGATACCGCAGAGGCGCTGGTGACCGCGATCAATAACTTTACGGGCACCTCGGGATATACCGCGGAACTGTCTGGCCAGAATCAAGTTAACGTTTATTCGCTAGTCACCGCGAATCCTCAGCCGAATAACTATGATCTGGTGGTAACCGCAAATGGAAATGTTTGCTGTGGCGACTGCTATTTTTATTTCAATATTCCGTCTCCAAGCTCAGGCACAGTCACCTCGATCATTGTGGATGGCGTGGATGTGCTGATCGGCGAGATTAACTATCCGAGTATCTCGCCAAAAACATTGACTCATCTTTATCAACTGATTGAGACGCAGATCAACGCGAAGACCACAGCCGGAGTTGCTCATGGGATTCTAGCTTGCGCGCACGCGGGATATATGCAGTTGTCCAAGAGAGTCACCAGCAGCTCGGACGCGATTGCAGTAGTGAACGTTAATTCCACAGGCGGCACCGCGGTGTTCGTGGACGTGAACCCTTCGATTCCACCGAATATCGAGAATGGGTTGTTCGTGGCACTGTCCTCCGATGGCACGGCGAACACCCTGCGCAATGTCAACATCGACCAAGGCAATGGCACTTATCCCTCGGTCACGGCGATTGCAACTGGCGGCGAAGAGCCGTATAGCTATCGTTGGGCGAACGCGTATGACTATTATCTAGACGTGGTGCAGGATAGCGGGCAGTTGCGACCAGCAATGAGCACGGATGCGATTATCAAATACACCTCAGATCGTCCGCAGACCGTCGGGGAAGCAGTCGCGATTGTTCAAGTCGTGGGGGCGACGCTTCCGACAGCTAGTTTCAATATGACGTATAACAACTCGAGAAACAACGATGGCCGGGCGTACACCTTTGCGTTTCGATGCGAGGTGACCGATGCGCTTGGGGTGAAAGCTCTCAGCGGGGTTTTCAATTACACCATCGTTTTCTCCTCATAATATGGGAACACTTGCAACAACTGCGAAGAAACTAGTCGGAGGCGTCACGGAGATCGCAGCCGTGGCCAAAACGATGCGGTTCTCAGTGCTTGGCGCTTGGGCCATTGGAGATAGTTTCAAGATTACGATAGTCAATCCGGTGAGTGGGCTGATCGTGACTATCGGGACTGGGCCGGTCACGGGGCTTGTGCCTGCATTCGGGTTCACATACAAGCGCAAGCTAAACGTGCTTTGCGGAACTTCTTGGGCGATTTCTGGCATTGATTTGCCGACCGTTTTCAATGACTTCAATGCGCCTGGACGCGGAGTGATCGAGCTTGCGGATTACTATGCTGCGCCAAACGCGGCATTGGCGATTGGCCCGTATCAAGGCAAGGCAATTCCCATTGGTAGCCAGAGCACGCAGGTCTGGACAGTGGCCTCGAACCTCGCGCAGTATAACAATGACCAAGTGCTGGATAATACAGGAACGATCGCGAAACTCTCAGCCCAAGCCTGGGGCGAGTTGGATTTCTACTTCTTGGATGAGACGGGAGTCCGCAGTCTCCGCTCAAGAGAGACGACGCTGAACGCAGTGCTGACCGACATTGGCAGTCCAATTGATATTGTGATTCAGTCGAAGTTGGCGAGCTGCACGGCGGCGGAGAAGGCTGCGGCTTGTGGGATAGTGGACCCAACTTCCGGAAGATACATGCTCTTTATCAAGGATACGATTTATGTTTTGAGTAACTTTCCGTCTGCCGGAGTCCAAGCCTGGGCAACTTACAAGCCGACTTATCAAAGTACGGACTTCATGAGGGCTTCGCAGACAGTGGGGGCTGCGCATAGTTTCGCGATCAGCATGGTGAACGATGTGACCAAAGCGATATTCACGAGCGAAGCGGTGGATGTGGTCACTGCGGCGAACATCGTGCCCGGGTGCTATATCTTCTTGCTGGATGCCAGTGGCGCAGTGGTGACCTCCAGTGCGATCACGGATGGCGTGCTATTCCGTGGAAGCATTGCATACACCGCGCTCGGCGGCTGGGTGTTTACCTCGAATCAGACGGCCTTTGTGCCTCAGAAGTTCTTGACGCACAAGAAGCAGGTTTTTGCGAGAGCCGCGGACGCTCTTTATGCGTACGGTGGCACGACTGGCAGTGCGTATGATAACGCCGTGGCAAGCGCTAAGATTCCGTGGCTTGAACTGCACAAATTCGCGACCTCCGATGGCATCGACGCAAGTATGACTGGCGCATGGTACGTTTATGCCAGCATGGATTATCTCACGCAGCAGTTCTCCGAAGTTCTCGCTGCGCAGTCCTCGGCCACTTACGATGGCGGGCGGATTCCGTTTTCCTCAGTCGGTTCCCGATTCACAATGCAAGCGGTGTCCAATGCCGCAAGCCGTGCGCTGATGAGCGCGTTAACCTTCCGATTCAATTAACCAAGGATAAAATATGTTTGGATTCTTCCAGTCAGGCGGTAGTGACTCCCCGGAGCGGGCAAGACAGAATGAAAACACTCGCGAGAAGATTATCACGACAGGGACGCAAAACATTGCGAAAGCCTTCGCGGGGTTTAATGATCAGTATTACAACAAGCGTGCGCAGGATTATATCAACTTTGCGATGCCTCAGTTGGGCGAGCAAACGCGTTCCGCGCAAAAGAATCTGGTTTATAGTCTCGCAGATCGTGGCCTCACGAAGTCTACCGTGGCGGGAGAGAAGCAAGCAGAGTTGCAGCAGCAAGCGGCTAACGCGCAAGCGGGGATCGTCGACGAAGCGCAGGGGCAAGCGAATCAGGAACGGCTCGCCAAAGCGCAACAGAAAAGCGGGCTGATCGAGCAGTTGATCTCGGCACAAAACCCGATGTTGGCGCAGCAAAGCGCGTTGCTCGGCGCATCAAACATCCCCATGGCGAATAATGCTACGGGCATGGCTTCGATGACTAATGGGATTATGAACGCGTTGCTTGCAATGCAAGTTCAGAATCAGACGGAAAAGAACAAGAATTTCACGTATTCGTACTAAAGGAAAGAAAAACTTATGGCTGGCGCAGGAGCAGGTATTCAGATAATGTCGGAGGTTTATCAGCGGGCACTCGGTGACATGGCGAACGCGGCGAACGACAAGGCGCTGACGCAAGCGGTTAATCGAGAGTTGGCAAGACAAGGCATCTGGGCCGGTCAGAATAATGCACTGTCTCAGCAGAATGTTATGGCGGCAGGTGCTCAAGGACAACAGGCAGCACAGGCCAAAGGCGCGAAGAATCGGAGCAATGCGTATGCGGGCGCAGCCGCGCAGCCGATGTTGTCCAAGAGTTCCATGGTCGCTCCGAATTTCAATATGGACTTCCGGACGCATATCTTGAACAATCTTCTGCGATCGTCGCAAGCGCAGTTGGGCGGACGCGAGGATGCCATGGTCGGCCAGCAAGTGCGGAACTCTGCGATCAACAGCGGGATTGGGACGAACAATAACTTCTCCATGGCTAGCGCGAATATCGCTCCGTATGAGTTTCGCGAATCCCAGACAGCCGGGGATAAGTACAAAATGTGGGCAAGCGTGGTGAAAACCTTGGGAAATCTCGGAAGCAATGTAGCAGGATAATAACTTTATGCCAAACTATGGAACACGTCAGAGCCCGTGGATGGGCGCAGCAGACATGGGGGAGACTTTCAGTAATTTCATGCTGTCCATGGCGCAGTTGAAAGCCAGGCAGTCGGAGATTGAACAAGCGCAGAGTTTTCGCCAAGCAGAGTTGGACCAGAGAGGCCAGCAGTTCAACCGCGAGATGGACATGAAAGCGCCGTTGATTGACGCGCAAGTGCAGAATTTCATTCAAGATGCGTTGATGAACAAGCAGAAAACCGAGACAGGCGCAGCGGTCGCGGGGCGTGCTGAGGACGCCGGGCTTGCGGCGTTCGGCCAAGAGATGTCGCAGAATCCGGAGTACGATCCGTTGAAGACTTCGTTCTTGCAGAATACTCCGGAGAATCGTCAAATGCTCATGGCGGCGATGTTGGCCAAGAATCTCACGGGCAATGCGGCGACAGACCCGAGTTCTGCGGCGCGTATGTCGTTGCCCGTGGAGGCGAATAGGGGCACGACAGTGTTTGCGCCTTCCGGTCGCACGATCGGCCAAGGCCCTGCAATGCCTACGCCAGCGCATTCGCTGTCGCCAGGAGCGGTGTTAGTTGACGAATCCGGACAGCAGATTGCTCAGAATCCTACTAGCGCGAAGGATAGTCTCGCAGCGTTGGTCTCGCTATTCCGCGGCACTGGAGATTTGATGGGGACGCTAAGTGCAGACAAAGGACTGGGTCCGGCATATCAGGCGAGTCCAGAAATGGGGAATACGTTCACTAATGCGAGTGACCTGAATCAGACTGTCATGAAGATGCTGGCAGAAGAGTTGCGTAAGAGAGGCGTGGACCCCACAGCGGCGATGGCCGGAGGGACGAACGCTGCCCCTGCTAGCGGCAAATCGAAGTATAAAGTTCTGGAAGTCAAATAATCAACGCTATGCCAACCTACAAGGTCGAAGGGCCGGACGGACGCACAGTGACTCTCGAAGGCCCAGAGCCACCGCAAGAAAGCGATCTCGACGAGATTTTTGCAAGCCTGCCAAGTGCTGTCCATGGCGTGGACAAAACTAAGCGCGAAGGCTTGGTCGGCAAGGAGCTGCCCAACGCTGAGCCGCTTGGCATGGCAGATACGCCACTTGCGATGATTGGCGGAGTCGCGTCCGCCATCGGCAATGCGGTGGCCAAGCCGTTCCGGAAGCCAAGTGTGGCGGTGTTCGACACCACCGGCATGACGAAGGATTTGGTTCAGCCTACGCAGCCAGCGTTCGAGACTGGAGTGCCGATTGGCAAGAGCCTTGGCGTGCAGCCGTTCCCCCACGGCGATATTCCTGTGGACGCCATGGCAAACATCATCCGGGGGTTCATGACTCCGGAGAGCATCGCAACGCTGGGCGCTGGCGGCGTGCTCGCGGGTCTTGGCAAAGTCAAAGCGGCAGCCGCCGTTCCCTTAACTCTCTTTGGACTTCCAATGGCAGCACATGCGCCGGAAGGCGTCGCTCAAGTCGCAAGCAAAGCAGGCGAGATCAGTGGGACTCCGCCTGAGCTTCGTACAGAGGCCATGGAACGCGACTTCAAAGAGATGAGTACGATGGAACTTATCAATCTCCTCATGCTGGGTGGCATGGGCAAAGGAGCAGTCGAGCTAGCGAAAGGCGGTGAGATAGCAAATGGCCAAAACCAAAAAAGGCAAGAAGAAGGGGTGTTGCTGAGTAAGCAAGACACGCCGCCGCAGGCAAGTGGAACACCTGCGGCGGTTTCTCCGAAGCCGGAGGTTCGCGGATTGCTCACGGAGATATTCGGTGGCGTCAAGCCGACAGGTGGTCGCGCCGTCGACGCTGCTGGCAATCCTGTGCCTAAGTCGGGAGAAGCTCCGGTCGCTCCGGTGTTTGGAAAGTCTGGCACGGTCCCGGTGCTGCCTAGCAATCAGCAGTTGCATGGGCATCAGCAAGACTTGAAGAAAGAATTGAACGATCCTTTGGTGCTCACTTTGAAAGGCGAGCCCGTGGAAATCATCAGCCCGAAGCCGACGGAAGTTCCGCCCAGTGCCAAGGTTGTGCCGAACGAGAATCCGGTTTTGCCGGATGCTGCGGAGAATAACCCCATCGGCCTTGCCCCAGGAAAGTATCGTTTCAATAAGAAAAACAATGCCGCGATTCCAGCGCCGGTGTACAAGGTGCTTAACGATATTGCAACGCAGTTCGACCCTGCCGGCCAGAAGCGAGATGTGCATGCGTTCAGCGTGGAGAAAACGGACACTGTTTATATCCGTGAAGATGGTCGATACTTCCTTATCGACCCGATGACCGGGGATGCTACTAAGATCACGGCTGCCGGTGAATGGTCCGGCCCGAACTCCGGGCCAGGTCGTGTCATGCCGGGAGAAACTGTGCCTTTGCCCGTGGGCGGCGTTGTTGTCGAGTCCACGATCTTTGGAGGCAAGAAGTATTTAACAGTGAAGTATAACGCAGGCGAGAAAGCAAAGCCTCCGGTGGTGGCTGAGCCTCCAAAACAGATCGAGCCTGCTGGCGGTATTGATCCTGTGATTGACGTGGACGCTAAGGTTGTCCCTCCTAGCGGCGTTCCGCCCGAGGCCACTGTCCCCGAGGTCGCCAAGAAAGTCGAAGAAACCGGCCCACTGCCTCCCGGAAGTCCACGTCATGACTTGGGCAATCTGATCACGATTCTCAAGAACAAAGAGCGAAAACTGCCAGAGCACGAGCGGGCGGAGTTTGCAGAGCGTCTCGCTAGCATCTGGAGTGAAGCGAACGCCACGGCAGACTTTGCCACAGGCATGGTTGATGCCAAGCAGTTGGAAGCCGCGGTGCCCGGACTGATGGAGAGCAAAGCTGGTGCGGCGGAAGCGCCCGAGTGGGTCAAGAATATCTCGTCGATTAAACCCGAGAATCGCAATCCCGGCCAGCAGGAGCGGTTGGACTCTTGGAATAAAAAGAACGGAGGCACGGAGTATCTTGTGCCAGAAAACTCTCCCGAAGGTTGGTGGGACTCGAAGTTTGCCGCATGGCGCGACTCTCATTTGAAATCAATCGGAGCAGAGCACGGGAAAGACGTGTATTCCGTTATCGAAAAGATCGCGGAACGCACGGACACGTACGGCGAAGATGCCCTGCTAGCCGGGTTCCTTCTTAGGCATTTTGCCAAGCCGTTGCGCGAGACGCATCTTGACTTTAATCGGCCGAATAAACACGGCAAGTTCGACCGGGCATTCTATAACTCCAAGGACAAAATCATCGGGAATATCGCTACTACCGATCATGACCCTATAATGGCGTTAGTCCATGAAGCCGCGCATGCTGCGACTTGGCATGCGTTCGAGAAACCATTAACAGGACGTGCACACGAGGCGAAGCTAGCCCTTGAGCAGTTGCGCGATATCTCGAAAACCACAGAGACAGAGTTCAGCAAAGGCTTGACTGACTATGATCGTTATGTGCATGAATACCGCCACAAGAACGCGCAAGAGTTCATTGCCGGGATTTTCTCCGATGCGAACTTTCGTCAGCATTTGAACGAGATCAAGATTGGGCCTGGCAGGTTGACTCTCTGGGATAAAGTTGTGGACCAGATCAAGTCTTTGCTTGGCATCAAGCCGGACACTGCGCTGGAGAAAGCCTTTGACGTTATGATCGAAGGCAAGAAAGGACTTGGGCTGGAGGATGCAAGTATTCCGCCGACTCCGCCGTTCAAGAACGCCAAGGGCGCGGAGTTTAGCGCTCCGCCACCGCCTCCGGACCCTCTGCCGTTCCGGTACAAGGACTATCCCAGTGAGAAAGTGGATGCGACTACGCCCCGCGGAATGGGCAAGGTTCCGATTCTCGCGCGACTCTTTGATCCTCGGAGTTACAAGAACTCGCCTGAGGAGCGCGTGATTCTTACGAATCAGATTAGTAAGTACAAGGCAGATACCGGAGTTGCGCTCTGGCTTGAGAAAAACAAAGCGACAAAGCGCGGGTTCAAGGTTGGCGATGATGGTAAAGTAGAACTCGCGAATGGGACTCGAGAGTTCATGAGCGATGTGATCGAGAAAGAGTTAGAGACTCCCGGAAGCCAGCCGTTGACACGAGAGCAAAAGCAATTCGTGGAGACATGGCGTGCGATCAACGCGGAGGGAGTGAAGTACGCCCAGGATAATGGAGTGAAGTTTTTTCTTGATGAGGACGGGAATCGGAGACAAGTGGATGCGAAGTATTTCCCGCGTCCAAGAATTGGCACGGAAGGGATTGACAACGTGCCGCATAGCATCGGAGCAGCACTGCGACCCGGTGCTAAGCAGAGTTCATTCAAGTCAAGGTATCATGAGACGGAGGCCCAAGGCGTTGCGAATAAGGTGAAGTACGAGCCGGATGAGTATTTTCGCGCGGCGGAGTGGCTGAAGTCGGTGTACCGTGCGGTCGCCGATGCACGGCTCGCGAAAGACCCAGCGTTAAAAGGTCGGCTCGGCATTCGCATGGTTCCGTCTGGAATCCATGCACCCGGCGGGGGAAACATGCTCATGATGACCGTGGGCAAAGGGCCAAGATACGGCGAAGGAGAAGTCTTCGGAGTGCCGGCGTTGAAAGGCAGGGTTTTCCCGATTGAAACCGCAAAGAAGCTGCAAGCGAGTTTCCAGTCTGGAGCGCCTAACGCAATCCGAGTGGTAAGCTGGGTGAACAACGCGATTAAGGCTGCGAAGTTCACGATGGACGTGAGCGCTCCGTTTAACCAAGGCTTGCCCATGATGGCGTATAGGCCGGGTCGTTGGGCGAAGTCCACGGCGCTGAGCTATGGCGCAATGTTGGAAGGGCTAGCGACCGGAGAGTCGAAGGTGCTTAGCAGGTATCTGTCTAAGCCCGAGAACTCCAAGGCTGCGAGAGACTTCGTGGAGAACGGCGGCAGCTTGGTGAGACTGCAAGACTTCCTTGCGGGCGCGGAGCATGGAGGTTTGATCGAAAAGATTCCCGTAATGGGCCGGATAGTCCGCGCATCTGCGCAGAGCATGGGGACGTTCCTGAGCATTGGCAAGGTAGAGTTGTACAAGGCGCTTGAGCCGATATACGGAAAGGGCAAGAAAGCCGAGCTTGTGGAGGTGATTGATAACACCATGATGAGTGGGCGTATGGAGCAGCTTGGACTGAGCCAAGGCAGAGCGTTGGTAGAGAGGTTAGTGCTCAACGCTCCGAGTTATCTTCGCGCGTTTGGTGGTCTGACCGTCTCAGCCGCGCAAGGCAGCATCAGTGGCAAAGTAGCACGCCGCGCCATTGGCGGACTGATGGGAGTCGTGGCCGGCCAGATGTATCTTGCGTATAAGCTGCAAGGGCTGTCGCAGGAGGAGATTCAAGAACGTATGGACCCAAGGTCCAGCAAGTTCATGAGAATCTCTATGCCGACCGGGGACGGGCAAGCCGTGGAACTCGGCTACGGCAATGTCTTTTTGAGCTTCTCGCGGTTGCTTGGGGATAGCTGGGAGCTTGCGACGGGCAAGAAGTCCCTGCGTCCAGGGGCTGAGGGCAATCCGTTCTTGCGCTGGCTGAGCTACCGCAAGAGTCCAGTGGTTGATGCGGTTTGGCAGACGTTCTCAGGCGAAGACTTCCGTGGCATGCCAACTGGCTTCTTGGAAGCGGCGGGAAGGGCGAGTTTGCCGATGCCGGTTGAGCCGAGTATTGACTATGCCATTGGGAAGTTGAACAAGAACTCGGCAGTGGCGGAGACCGCCGGGTCGTTCTTGGGCTTGAATGCGTTCACGAAAGAGACGCAGTCCATGAACGAGAGGGCGCGCAGTACGTTCGGCAAAGAGCTTAGCCAGTTGAAGCTGAGTGACCGCATGCAGTTGGCGAACGCCAAGGCAAAGGACGCTAAGCCGAGTCTGGACGCGCAAGAAGTCGTCTCGCTTAGTGCGACGAAGAATGAGTTCGAGCGGCGAAGGGAAGTCCTTGCCGCTATGCCGAAGGAAGTTCGGAAGGCACTGGAAGCCGCAAAGGTTTCATTGCCTGCGTTCCGCACGGGCTTCGAAATCAACGGGAAGGAAGTGCCGCTGACTCAAGAGGAACGCGTGCAGCATCAACGGCTGATCATCGACGAGTACAAGCAGGCACTTGCGAAACTCATGGCGAGTCCACGGTTCGAGGAGTTCAAGAAGGACGGAAGCTTGCAGAAGCGCGTCAATGTGATAATCTCGGACGCTAATGCTAGGGCGCGGGCGAAGTTGAAGCAGAAGATGGTGCGACAGGGACTGGAGCGGAATTGATCCCGCCGTTCTTGGCTAGCCACTGCTGGTAAAGCTCTGGTATAAAGTACCATTCTTTGCCAGTGGTGGCGTCTAGCTTCACTATCAGTTGCTCGCTTTGAATGTAATGATTCATTTGTTCCACGAATTCAGGCAGGCGGAACTCTCGTTGGAACATCTTCAAAAGGGTTACCTTGGTGCAAGCGCCGCCACTGCGGGTGATGAAGTCCAGCACGCGTGCGCCGACTCCGGCTAGTTCATTCCGGCCTATGCCGCGAGTCAGTAGCAAGACTCCTTTCTCCAGCTTGTTGCAGATGATTAACGCCTGCTGCAAGTGCCGCTTTTCGATGGTCTTGGTCAGTGGGTTCTCGCTCAACGCCAGCAGACTTGAGAGCTTCAACATCTGAATGTGCTTGGTCTCATGGAACTGCTTGAGAATCGGGTCATCGGTGTTCTTCCGGCCCGGAGTGTTATACCATTCTTTCCAGAACGCCATGGCTTCCGGCGTTCTCACTAGCTCGCCTTTGGCTTCTTTCAACTGCAGGAGATAAGTCTCCATTCGTTTTAGCGCGGCCTCTGAGTTTGGCGGCATGACAGGCGTGTCGATCAGGCGGGTTTTGTCTGCGTAGACCAGCAGCAATCGCCGCCCGAGTCCGCCGTCAAACAAGTCCATCTTGAGTTCGCCCATGAACCATTTGGGCACGGCACAGGCGAGCAAGCAGAGGTAAGGATTGTCGAAACTCTGCTTCTTCTCCGGGTTGTTTTTCTTGTACGTCTTGAAGCCTGTGGAGAAATCGTTCTCATCGTAGATGTCTACGAGAAACTCGACCATGCCCTTGGCGTCGGTGGAGAGGAGTGACTTCAGCTCGTTTGCGGAGACAAGGAACGGGCGGTATTCAAAGATTTTCCCGGCTTCACCGCCGTCCCCCTGCCCGGTTTCGTCTTTCCAAGTATGCGGCATCATGTTGCACATAGTGTCAATGATGTCTTGGTGAGACTGGAAGGAGGCCGAGACGGTATACTCGGGGTCCACCAAGCGTATCATTTTCTTGGCAGCGTTGCGTGCCGTTGACTTCCCGCTACCGGCCTCGGAGACGAGCACTACGTAGATATTCGGGAAGATAGTGAAGTACTCGCCGTGCCGCACCCAGAGTTTTCTGCCAGCGACTGCCGCGATGACTGTGAGTCCTGCCCATTCAATGAACTCTTCGGGACACTCGTTCCCTGAGTTGAAGTAAACAAAATCGTTTAAGAAGCCCATATTTTTTATGTTTTGTCCATGCCTTGGACAGCACTATTTCGCCATCTTTCGTAAGCAGTGTTTACAGGTCACTTTGTTTTTAATTCTAGTTGAGTAAAGAAAATAAGGAGCGCCCGCGAAGCGTAAACGCAAGCGACGTAATGCCCAAATGTTTCTACCGCACGCGCTGTACATTATGCGTCCATCTGAAATATAGTGCATTTTCATATCTTCCCCGCCTTTGTGTTCCCCCATGAAATTCCATACGCGCCATCAAAGGGGATGATGATGCGTTGGCCTGCAATCAGCAGAGGATTGTCGAAGTAGCGTTTGATCGCAGCCACGGACCAAGGAACGTCATCCTGCGAGAACTGGCCACAGATTGCGTCATGCACTTGGTGCAAAGGTTCCACGCGAAAGCGATTCTTGATGCGGTTATCGGGGTCTAACCATAGCGCACGCATGGCGAGGTTAGTAGCATAAGTGGTGTTTGCTTGTGGTTCAAAGGCAACGGCCTTGGTGATGATTTCATCGGGCCGGCCAAAGAAGTGACGAACTTGGCCAGAAGCGGCCACAAGAATTGGCCGCTTGCCAAGTTGGTTTCCAACCCACTTATGCCACTCGAGGATGCCGGGGTAGCGTTTGAAAAACAGATTCTTCAACTGCTGGCATTCAGGCACGGACATCGTGAGCTTGCCCTCGGAGTCTTTGAGAATGTTGCGAGAGACAGTCAACGCGCCTTCAAGGTACGAGCAGCCGTGCTGAACGCGCTTGCATGCGAAGTAATCCCAGTCATCCTTGTCGATTTTCTTGGAAAGAATACGGATTTCATCGCGGTCAGGCGGAAGCTGGAACCCTCGGAGCATGAGTGCCAGGATGTTTGCTGGTTTCAACCCCGCAGAGTAGTCGTCCAGCATCGTTGGGTCGCCAAGCATGGCAGCGTAGGCGGCGACTGTCCAGCCGTCTGCGCCCTTGAGATCGCACTGGAAAAAGAACTTTCCTTCATCGGCTTGGAATAAGTCGCGGTCACCGAGAATCCCACCGGGAGCTTCGGCAGCAGAAGTGTAGTTGGGAACTCCCTGCCCTGCACGGCCTTTGCCGGTGGCCGACTTGCTGCATTGAGTCCGGCCAGTATTGCTGCCGGTGATGTTATAGGAGAAACGCATCCGGCCATCTGGTTCGGCCTCAGCGTTAAGGTTCTCGATGCGCGTGGCAAGTGCGCGGATTTCCAATGCGGCGTGGATGACTGGCAGCGCGTTGTGCTTATGATCGACGCAGTACTTTGCGAGCTTGAGCAGTGCTTCGTAGTCCGAAGTCGGTTTCGGGTTCTCTTTGTCGTTTGAATACTGGATGGGCAGCTTCAGCCGCTCGTAGAGATAATGATTGAAGACTTTGGGAGAGTCCACATTCAGGCCGACTTCGCACAGCGACTCGATCTCGCCGATAGTGGCCAAAGTGGGCGAAGGCTGCGAGAGGAGCGCGTAGACTCGTTCATAGTCCGCCGCGTACGCTTTCAGCGTTCGATTGCCTTTCTTGGTCAGCATTAACGCGGAGATAGTTTTTGTAATCTCCTCCACGCTCTTGCACGAAAAGCAATAGCCGGTGAGTTTGTTCAACCTCGCCTGCACTTCGTAGGTCTTTTGCTTAAGTTGGAAGCAGCGGGCCTTTGCTGTAGCGGTATCATATCGTATGCCACGCATCGTGAGATACCGAAATGGTGGGAGCAGACTGCCGTTGAATGCGTAATGTCCCCGCATGAGTTCAAGCTGGTCCGCGGTAAACCCATGCTGGCCGTCGCCGTTCAGGATAAAGCCAGTCACCTCGTCGATCTCTTTAGTCGCAACGCAGTCAGTGCCACAGTAGTTATAATGCGTAACACTATCTTCAACTTTGCGCTCGTCTTTGTAGTACGGTATGTCGGTGTAAATCGACGCTTGAATGGCAAGGCCCATGCCGCGTTTGGAAGTCGCACGACCAGTATCCGCCTTGGCAAGCTCGGAGTAGATTTCCCAGTGCTTGTGAATGGTGTCATCGAAGTAGTTCTGCACTCGAATGCCATGGCCGTATTGCAGAACGAAAGTATCATAGAGGCCGTACTGGAACGTCTTGGGCCACCCGATGTCTTCAAGTGCTGCGGCGAGGCATCGCCAGACTGCCACGATATTCTCCTTGCTCCAGTAAGGGGAGTTGTCCTTGTGCTTTAGTGGCACAACGAAAGCAAAGTTCTTGCTCACGCCAAAGCCAATGCAGGTCATGCAGTTGACGTAGCCTTCAAGGTCCACGGAGACGAGTCGACCAGCGCGCCGAACTTCTGATAGTCGCTGCACAACTTTCTCCACAGTATCGCAGATTTCTACTGTGCGTGGCGTGATCTTGAACTCCGGCGACTCGCTCTGCCGTGCGGCTTTGCGAATGTCCAGTTGCAAGAATGGGGTCAGCTCGTAGTCGCGTTGGCACAGCCCAGGCGTATAGCTGGCGATGCACTTGCGGCCAGCAAAAATCCCGGTTTCGGGAACGAATACACTTCCGCGCCAAGCAGAGACTTTATAGCGGCAAATCTTGGCCATCAACGGATGGGTGGTGTACGGGTCCTTGGCGAGCTTCAACGCCAAGTTGCCAAGCAAGAGCACGATATTGGGGTTGTACGACGCAATGTCCGCTTCGAGTTGCGCAATGCCTGTTTGAATCTGCGGGCCATTCCACGCGAAAGTATTCAGGTCGTTATTGCCGGGGCGATGCGGAGTAACGTTCCCGAGGAAACAAGATGCTCGACTGACATTCGCACGCGAGAGCAAGACGTTCAAAAACTCTCCCGAGTAGCCGGAGAAAGGAACGCCGGAGCGCTCGTCGTCTGGACTCGGGCACTCTCCTATTATCGCGATCTTGCGTTTGGAAGGTATCGTTGGAAACTTGGACGGGCATATCATAAGAGTTGTTGGAGTGGAAACGGAAGTTCAGAGAAAGAAATGTCTTTTGCTTCGCCGGATTCGTGCCGGGTGATACGAAGCAGGGTGTTGTTTTTCCAGTGCAGTTGGTAGCATACGCCATGATACTCGAGCCATTCTGGTTGGTGAAGTTCCAGCATGGGTTCGATTACCCAGCCACGAGATTGGCAGTAATCCCGCACAAGGGCAAAGCTCATGCCAACGGTCCAAGAAAGCACCGGTGCGGATTGGATGACGGCATCGCCGGCTTCGACGATAGTGGCAACAAAGTTCGGAGAGAGTATGCGGTATTGGGTCATGGTAGGTTGTTTTTCTCGCACCACCAATCTTGGATTTCTAGTTCATGGATAGGAGGAGTATTGAGTTCCTTGGCCGGCCACTTGAGGGTGCGGTCAATGACCGACCGTGGAACCCAAAATTCTGCTCCTGCGTTGTTGCGTAACAAACGAGCTGCTTCGGTTTCGCGTATGAAGAAAAGCCGAACTTTCATGCTCGGCCTTTCATTGGTTTTTGGAAGATACTGACTGCACGAAAGCGGTTGCCAGTGCTCCGGATGTACGAAATGCAGCCGACAAGCCGAATAACGTCGTTGCTGAACGTCGGTAATGCTTGGTCCATCCAGAGTAAGTAGCCGCCCGGACGGAGCACACGAGCGCATTCATCGAGCACGCGTGGACGGTTAATATCACAGATGGCGTACTTCCCCGCTGCGGCTTCTTCGTACGGAGGGTCTGCAAGAATCAGCGCGGGTTTGAATGGCAGGAAACTCGATAGCTTGTGAGCGTCGCATTCGAACTCGGGTCGATAGCCGCCGTCAGGAAGGCCGACAACGGTGTAGTCCGAGCTGACAGGGATGCTGCCAGCGAAAAGATGCACGAATTCCGTCTTGCCTTTGCAGTCCGCGAACATCGTGTCCACTCGATTGAGGTATTCCACTTGGTAGCTGCCATAAAAGTCCGAGATGTTTCCTCCGGAGCAAAACCAAAAGCCGGAAAGGAAAGGCTGGCGTTTGGCATCCTGATGCACAGTCAAGAACTGATGCGGCAGATGCGCGTAAGCGATGTTAAACGCTTCAGCGCGGGATTGGAGTGATAGGGTTTGCATAAAGAGCGTTCAGTTTGTCTATCGTATCTTGGCACAGTGGGCGAGTCTCGCCACGCAAAGAGACCCAATGCCGCTCGCCTTTGCGAGAGAGTTCGCCTGTGCGCATTCGTTCCACGGCATAATTGCGTGGCTTACGGGGTTTAGTTTTCTCTTTCATTTTCAAGGTCGCGTTCGCGTTGATCGTCAGGGTCTGGGCCGTCGAGCGCATTGTCTGCATAGTAGTCGTAGAAAGACTGCATCACGTCGTCTATGTTAATCTCTCTGCCGCACTGATCGCAGTTCTCAGGCCCATCACAGTCGCCGCCTTCCGCGGGATAACAATTCTCAGGCGGCCCGTAAGTCTTTGCAGGAGTCTCCGGAGTGCAGTCGAAGGTTATTCCTTTCTCGCATACGGGACAGGTGTATTGGTATTTCATGTTTGTTCTTTCTTGTTAAGTCTGATAACCTCTTGCATCATGATTTCCGCGTGTTCGTTGCCTTTCAGTGCTTCGACGCGTAACCACTCGAAAGCATGGAAGAGTTTCCAACGCGTCTTGCAAGCAATACTTGGACATTGCTCATAAGGCATTCCGTGAGGGCAAATTTCAAGTATCTCGGCTTTCACTGGTTTGATTTGATATTCATTACAATCGCATTTGAAATCTTCTTCGTTTGAGTTTCTGCACAAACCGTCGAACTCGTGGCAGAAATGCCAACCTTGTTTAATCTCCTCGTCTGTCAGCTTGTGATCAGCCGGACAGTTAAGCTGCATGTATCTTTCATTTGTCACAATTCAAACTCCACGTTGGCGAACTTCTGCTGGTACTCTTCTTTGAGCGTCTCAATCCTCTCGTTGAAAATGGTCTCATTCGGTTCATAGAAAACCGGAACGCGTCCAATTTCCACGACATGAGCAGGATTGATGCCAGAGAGACAGAGTACAGTCTGGCCTTCTTCCGTGCAGCGGGAGACCAGCGAGTGGACGACCAAGCGCTCCAGTTCCTGGCCACCAGAGAAGTCCATGGAGGTGAAGTTCCCGCTCATGGGCTTAAAGACTGGAGTGCTGTTATCCGTCTTGGCCATGAGCAAGCCAGTCAGCGTCGAGTCATAGAACGGCAAGCACGACGGCGACGGGGTGACGCGATTCCAGTACAGCTTGACTCGCTGCTTGTAAGTATGCACGATCTCCTCGTCGTCCCAGACTGCTATGAAGCCGTTCGGATGCAGAGCGTTCCACGCGCACTCGAGTTCTTCCATGGGGTTTCGGAAAGTCAACGCCAGCCGAAAATCTTTGCCCTCGCCGGAGTACACGGAGCGATAGCCAAATATACGAATGCGGATGGGCTTAGCTTCCGTGGTGTCCATAACCGGGACAAGACTGGGGGAGACGACCTCTGGTCGCGTGATAACCTCATCACCGTCCTCGTCGAAGATTGGAGCGGGCACGGTGGTTGCCGCCGGCATTTCGGTTTGCGAGAGCGTCTGCTGTTGCGCGGCTAACATTCGGCGGCGTTCCAACTCTGCCGTTGTCGCCCGATTCGCCCGCGCCAGCAACAGCTTTTGAGCGTTGTACAACCCATCCAGCCCCCAGAGTTCTTCATCCCTTGGCTCTACCAGAAGTCCTTCGGCCACTTTCAACCGATAATGCACTTCGCTTTTGCTCATGCCGCAGAACTTCTCCATGCTGCGCACCGTCCAAGTCTGGCCCTCCTCGCGTTTTTCGAAACGCAGGATATGGAACAGCCGATAGGTCGCCGTGCACTGCTCCTGCCATGTGCGGTCTTTGCGCGCAACATCAGCGAAGAACTCGCACAGCTCTTTTTGAGCCACGGTCAGCGTGTCCTTCTCAAAGACTTCGACTTCTTTCCAGCCGAGTTGCTTGACTTTCGTGAGCCGCCGCATGCCGTCCACTAGCTCGTAGCCAGTGAGCGTCTTGTGCACTATGATTGGACAGATCAGGCCGACTTCCTTGTCCGCGATACTGTCGAGGTCCGTGAGATCGCCAAGGTCGAGACGCTGGCGTGTTCCGATACTGATTTTTTCAACTGGGATTTTCATTAGAATGGTTCATTTTCGTTTTGGCCCTTCGCCGCTGCGGTGTTTCCCTCAGCGAACAAAGTACCGCTTTTCTTGTTCTGACACTTCTGACAAAGTAATTGCAACAGTCCCTGCGCCGCTTCTTTACGGTATAAAACTAATCTCGCATTGATGCCAATGCGTTCTCGATGCTCTGCTTGTTCTGGCGTAAGCGGCGTGATATGATCGAATGTTAGCGGCTTCTCGCTTGTTCCACAGTCTGCACATTCGCTTCCAAGTTCGATTATTAGACGGGAACGGGCTAGCTTTCTCCATAACCTCATGTCTTGTGGCATTAAAAAATGCCCGGCTTGTGCGTGCCGGGCGACGCTGGGTGAACTATACTTCATTAAGGCATGCGTACTCTTTATGCAGTGATTTGGCTGCATCATTGTACGCTTTTGCGGCCATAACTGGATGTTTGAAACTACCTAAATAATGTCTTTTTCCATTTAAGTGTATATTCGCTGTCCAGCTTTTGCCATCGTGCGTACGATGAACACCACGATAACCTGTTTTACTATCACTTCGCGCGACTTTTTTATGGCCGCGGTTAAAAGAAGAAGTAGTGACAACTAAGTTCTCTTTTCGATTGTCAAGTTTATTGTAGTTCTTATGATGAACTATTCGCCCATCAGTAAAAAAACCTGCAACATAATGGTGCATGTATCTTTGTTTGTCAATAAAAACACAAACATAACCGTTCACAATGCTCCATTCCTTGTCTTTCAAACGACTATAGTCATCATCGTCAAGTAATACTTCTTTCCCTTTAACTATTAAAGTTTGCATGTCAATTCACGTTATGCCTTTTTCGTGAAGTACAGCACTTCATTCTGCTCTTTGTAGTTCTTCCCGTTCTTGGCAGAGACGCCAGCGGGACGATAGCCGATTTTGCAGCGGACGATACGGCCGACGAGCTGAGGAGTCCAGGCCGGGATGTTCGTGAGACTCGCAACGCCCGGAGGGAACTGCGCGGCTTGCACCAGCGCCCCGAGGTTTTGCTTGATCATGTCCCACGTGGCCTTGCCGGAGACCTTGGTGTTCACATTGGTGAACACATGCACTCCCGCGCCAAGGGGCTGGCCAGTGCGACTCGGTGCCGGTTCAATGGACACGAGGTCCAAATGAATCATTTCACCACCAGCGGCCGTAGTCTTCAATTCCGCTTTCGCGATGTTGAAGTCATAGACGCCGTCAGCAAGCAAGGGCATGCTGATGTCGACTGTTGCGAGGTCGGTATCCAACGGAGGAACGGACGGATTTACTGTTTCCATATGTTTTCTGTGTTTCGTTTTGTTTATGTTTTCTGCGTTCATCCAGCACAAGCTGGAAGAAAGTGAGGCTAGACGTACTGCGCGCCAAGCAAGCGCGAGTGCGTCCAAGCAAGCAAGAAGAGTAACTCTTCTTTGTCGTAGGTGTGGAACTGATCCAAGAAATGCTTGTGGATGGTTAAGAGAAAGTTCTTGCGGCCAGTTGTCGAGTGGATAATGCCGGAAGTGATTTCACGTTCCGCGATAGGCCCAGCGAGCGCTGCGACCGCGAGACACTTCTTGTCAAAGGACTCGAAGAGTAGGGTCAAGTCATCCGCAGGCTTAGCTGCCCAGTCAGGATTGTCGCGAAGAAACTGATCAATCGCTTGCTTGGCAATGGGACTGGAGGGGGGTTGTGGATTGGAATTTTGTTCGTTCATATTATTTTTGTTTTTTGAGCCAGAAATATACTTCAGCACAGCCTCGCACGTCCGCCATAGCGTCGTGTGCGCCTGTCATTTCTTTTTTAAAGCAGTGAAAGTATGCTTCCGTTAACTTTGGCCATTTGTAACCATACGGGCCAGGTAGACGAAGAATATCAGTTGTTGCTTCCATTGTGCAGAACTTATTCTGCGACAGTTCGTAAGTCATGCCGTGTATCGCCAATGCCCGCCCAATCACGATACTATCGAATTTAATGTTATGCGCGACCAGCGTTTTCGCTTTACGGCACATGCCGAGAAAGAGTTGCAGCACTGCTTTCTCGTTCATACCGTATTGCTCAGCCACAACATCCGTGATTCCATGAATGTTCGTTGCTTCTGTTGGGATATTAAAACCCTCGGGCTTCACGATTAGATTAACTTCCGCGCGGACATGTTCAAGTTCATCGAACAGTATCGCGCCTAGTTGAACGATCCGTGGCTGGCACGGATGTTCCGGTGGTTTCTTGAAATCGGCTTTGCCGGTGGTTTCAGTGTCGAATACGAGGGTCATAGTGCTTCCTTTCCATAAATACTTTTGAAATCCGGCTGGCACTCCTGCGGCAGTCCAATCGGCCAACGAGGGCCGACTCCGGAGACATAGAGTTTGTCCGAAGTCCAAACCACCGGCATGCCAAGCATAGTCTTCGTGGCGAAGAAGAACTGCGAGAAGAGTCCGGAGATATCGGAACGCAGCCCTTTGGAAAAGACTGATGGAGTCTCGCGAACCGCATTGGTCAGCTCGTTCGTATCCAGCGCCGAGTGCATGAGGACGACAACGTGACACGGCCAAGTGGTCATCGTAAGAATCGTCTGGCGGACTTTGCCGCCGACCTGACTCGCCCATTTGCGAGCGTCATCCATGGCTGCGGCGTTGACCGAGGCGATATGTCCCAGAATCATGTCCTCGTATCCGGTGATACTGTCAAAAACAAGAGTCTTGAATGGCAGTGGCTTGCCAGAGTTGATGAACGCAGCAAGCACGTTGTAGTCCGAGACAAAGTCATTGAAGGGTTTCGTGGCCTTGCCGGGCAGCATGTCGAGCGAGAGTGACATGGTCTCGGCGACCGTGTAATCCGCTGCGACCACCTTTGGCTGCGGTGACTGCGCGAGGATGCGTGGCATCTGGCCAGGACGGATACGCTCGATTTCCTCGTAGCGAACATCGGGCTGGATGAAAGTCGGCGGGATGACAGTTGCCGCCGGTGGGATGACGTCAATGCCGCCTCGGTCGAAGCCAAGGTACAGCATAGGTTTGGGATAGGTGCCAACGACTGCGCCAGTCTTGAACGCTTTCGGTGCACCCATTCTGCATTCACGGATGTATTTCATGATTCGGGTGTGGATGGGGGATTTAATGGACTCCAATCGGATTCGGTAAAGAGGGTGGTGTGATAGAGCACTCCCATGCGTTGCGCAGGAGCACATGAGCAGACTTCAAAGAAGTCGCACTTGCCGTATTTGTTAACGCAATTCCAGCGATATTCAGGGAAGTAGCCCTGCTCATGGAAGCGAACGATCATGGTGACGAGTTCGATAACATCGCGTCTCCAGCTTTCGAGAATGTCCGGAGTCGAGATCGCAAATGGCAAGCGGTTGAAGTCGGTAGAGTCCACTGGCGCTGCGCCAGAGTATTCGCTTTTGCGTGAAGGCTTGCGGATGCGCACGGCGTCGATGATATAGCCACAGACGGGCTCGTTCAAAGTCTTTCCGAGCGCCCAAGCGTAACCGAGCTGGCCACCGTCCCTGTGCATCTGTGCATCGAAAGTATCGCCGAACTGAAAGGCCGATTTATGGTCGAATGACCAGATGCCCGTGGCGTCTCGAATGCCGGTATCAATCTTGCCTGCGTAATACAGCGGATAGCCGGCAATCGTGGCGTCGAATGGCAGAAGAAAACTGGCTTCAATGATTGGCTTGCCGTCAGGTTTCTTGAGAATCTCAAAGGGTTCGTTGCCATAGCAGGAGTTATATGCTGCCATGACCCGCTCGGCGTGGTGATAGTTCCTGAAGTCCTCCCCGGGTGCTGGGGACTCCTCGAAAAACTTCCGCATGACTTCGTTGATTTCAATGGCAGCCATGTCGTCCACGGCGTTCACGCCGCATCTACGGTAGCGTTCTGCCCAGCCAAGGTGAAGGCCGGAGCCGAAGTTGCGCCCTGCACGATTGGCCACGAGTTCGCGCTTGCGCAACCATTTGTATTCCAGCAGTCTCGGGCATTTGAGCAACTCCAAAGTGGAATTGTCAAAGATTAACGCGCCATTAGGCGCAAGAGTCGGGTCGAAAACTAGCGGCAAAGCTGGCAGTGGGTGATTATCTACGATCATAAGAATTGTGCGTTTTTGCTTTCTGCGTTTATCTCTTTTTCAGTGATTGATTTGGACTGGTGTCCTTTGATGATTTCTTGAACTGCGATTTCCTTACGCATGATTTGGTTCTCATAGTAGACTATGAGCGTTCGCATGCGTGCGATTTCCGACAACAGGTCGGAGATGGTGTGGTCTGCGTGGGTGGCTGGGAGTTCTGCGTTCATGGCGCGAGAAACGAGACAGGTGGTTCAGAGCCGTGCGAGCCAGGTGATGCCGATGCCGACTGCTCAAACTCCGCGATTGTCTTGCGAGTCAACTGGCATTCCTCGATCTTGGCTTCAGTCGCGAGCACCACTGCCCACTTCTGGTTGACCAACGCTCGAGTGCGTGTCTTGGCCAGTTCCGACTCCCGGTGCACTAACATTTTGATTACTTGTATTGCTGTCATGTTTTTGTTCTTTCTTTGGTTTCTCAATCGCGATTAATTTGAACGAGATTGTATTTTTCTTGGGGTTTGTGGAGATTATGTCTAGTAAAAAAGCCCCGAGGCGAATATGACCGCCTACAGGAAACGACCGCAACATGCCGCGTTCTCTTGCATGCAACGGGAGCGCATCGGCGAGAATGTACTCTGGTTCATTCATACTCAGAGATGTCAACTTTTGGCCCGCTTGACTTGTGTTCTTTTCCCACTGTTCCCCGGAGGTGCGACGCGAACGTCTGCGGGCTGGTTAGCATTTCCCTCTGGCGGGCGTCCCACTCCGAGAGTTCTTGATCGGTCATTTCCAGCAGGGGTTTCGGCGGGGCTAGCGCCGATTGCCCCGGCGGGAGTTCCAACAACGGAGCCTCCGAGAACAATGGTGCAGTCGGCAATGGCTCGTTCGTAAACTTCGGGGTCGTAGCTTGTGATTCCATTTCGTTTGAGTTCATCAGTCAGTTTAATTAGCAGGATGTTAACGGTTGTTTGCGCAGTTCCAGGGCGGCATCGCAGCGCAGATAACGCAGCGATTACACTAGCCGGATAGACGATCGACGTGCGCAGTGTCGTCGGCGTCTTTCCCAGCTTGTCGGGGATATCAATGGGGTCAACGAATTTCATGATATGATTTGAAAGGTGGACGGATCGGATTCCAGTGGCACGATGGCCACATCGTACCGGTTTTCTAGGGACTCGATGGTAAGAGGAGAGAGTCCGGTAACTAGAAAAATCGGAGCAGGTATGAGGCGTTTCAGATGCAGTAACATGCAGATGGATTCCAGCTCGGTTGGAGTGGTCGCATCGAGTTTGATCGAGGGCGCAAGCGACTGCGACTTGGCTTCAGTAGAAGTGCCAACCGGCTGGCTTCGGTTTAGTTTGACTGCGTTATTCGTGCCGATCAGGACGCGTGGCGTGCTGCCCGTGGTCTCCGTGGCAATGACGAGTTCATGGATATGGGCGTTCCAAAGTTCTTCTTTGATGGACGGGTGACGCCATGAATAGATTTTCTTGGCTTGAATTGCTTCGCGAAGTTTCCGGGCAATCGTGTCTATCGAGAGTGGGTGGGGATTGACTGCCACGGCATTTGGGTACTCCCGCAAGGCGCGTCCAAGATGCTCGGCAACTTGGTCGAATTGATGTTTCTTAAATCTTCCGGGTATCATAGGCATTGGGGTGAGAAAGAGACGGTAGATAGTGTATTGTTTTCCGTTCAGCAAATCATGACATTCCATGAAGCCGTCGGAGCGTGCACGGTCTACGAGCACAAGGCGGTTGTCAATCGCAGAGGAGGCGCAGACCATGTTAGGGAGGATGGGTTTAGTGGTGTCCATGGCAGGGACAGAACGCTATTTGCAGATTTGCCGCCAGATTGCAATGGCGTAGCAAATCAGAATAGCCGCTCCGAGTAGCGAGAATATCATAGGTTGTGGAGATCACGCAAACGATTGCGAATGTCCATTGCGATGGTGGAGTTCGGAGAGACTTGGACATAGCCGCGGGCAGTTAGCATCGCGTTGGCCAGTGCAAAATCGCCTGTGCCGACAAAGATGGTTTTGCCAGTTTCATCCCACGCGAACCAATGCGTCCTGCCCAAGTCATCCTTGGTCGAGCGGAGTAATGCTGGTTCAAGAAACGATGGCTTTTTCATCGGGCACGAAGTGGCTGGAGGTTTCCTCGTAGACTCCAGAGTCAGGAGTCACGTCCGAGAGGTAGTAGGTGTTCCCGGAGTACACGATGATTTCAGGGAGGCGTACGCTTTCGAGCGTGAACGAATGAATGTCTTTGATTTCCACGTCATCGACGCCGGGTTCGGTGGATACTGGGATCAACTTTTGCAGGATGATGTTTCGTTTTTTCATATTAACAGTATTCCGCTAGGAGTAGTTCGCGCAGCTTGGTTTCATTTGCTTTCTCTTGCTCGTGCGCTGTGCGATGTTTAGCACGGCAAGAAAGACAGTAGTATCCGGGGGCTGGAAGGTACGCATTGCGAAAATAGACCGCAGGGGTGCAACGGCAGTCATGGCAAGGATAAAGGATATAGTTTGCTGCGCGTTCCTTGCCATAGAAGCCAAGGCGTTCCCACTTGCGAATCATGCCATTGGTGAGTTTCTTGCCCACCGGGTCGCGCCAAGTGGAACGGATATGCGCGGTAGCCGGGCGGTCTGGACGTTCGATTGTTGCATTCATGTGATTGATTCGAAATCGTGGCCGCTGAGGACTATGAAACCTCAGTCCAGATTATCAGTCTTTCGCAGCAAGGTGATAAGACTTGCCACCGGCCTAAAAGGTTGAGCGCGACAGGACTTGAACCTGCAAGATATGGCACGGCTGAGTTCATATCAGGCGGCTAGCGTAGTATCAGCTCGCCACACCTAGTCTAGCCTTGCGTCTTTTCATTCCGCCACGCGCTCGTAAATTGTTTGGCATACGTTGTCCGCTCCGGTATGCCAGCGAAGCAGCGTGTTACAAATCCCAGAGAAGCAACGGAAACTCTGGGCAACCCATGCACGCTTAAAATTGAATGATGGCAAACCGCAGTCTCTACCTCTGCGGATGACTGCGTGGAGATATTACACTCTCGCATATTCATGTAGCTTGTCTTTGCCATCAAAAGTTTAGCAGACTTTGCCCGGTCTGCCAGCGGGCGGGATTCAACGGTTAGTTGAACTCCGCGAGCGTCTTGCTCTTGGTTTTCTCGCGAACCTGCTGTTCCTTCGCCGCAATCGCCCACGCGAGCGCGGTGATGTTCGACGCCTTGATCTTCTCGACTTCCTCGGTCGTCGCACCCTTGGGCGCTTTGACGTCGAAGGCTTCGTGCACGATCGGGTCGATGACAACGCCATTGGCGTCGGTGAAGCCCGTGGCGAACTTGGCTTTCCACTTGCCTTCACTGCCCTTCGCGATGATTTGAGTCGCGCCAGTGACCGCGTACTCCGGCGGGTTCTTCGGCTTGGAAGTCCGCTCGGGGCGTGCGATGTCGAGGCGATACGCGAAGCCAGGGGCAGTCAGCCGTCCGGTCTTTTCATCACGCTTGATGGCGTTGCCCGCGGCGTCGGTGTCTCCAAGCGTGTCCATGAGGGCTTGGAGTGCAGTGTACACGCTGGCTTCTTTGGACTTCGGGTCCGTGCCGGTCACCGGGAGTTTCGGGTGAGTGAACTCGCCCTTGACGAGCGCGACCACCAGCCGGTCGAGGTACTCGCCGGGTTTCTCTTTGCGAACGGAGACGTCCTTCCCATCCTCCTTGACAGTTTCCATGATCGTCGGAAACTTGATGTCTTCCAACAGGAGGGTGTCGAGGTCGTACCGAGCGTCGACAAGCGCGTCCTTCTGACGCAGGTACTTGTTCACAATGTCCGCCACGATCACGAGGTTCGCCGGGGTGTCAAGAAGTTTCTTGATTTCGGACTCTTCGTATTGCTGAACGCGGACGCCCTTTGGCAGTCCGAGGGTGCTGATGTATGCTACTTTCATGTTTTCGATGTTTTCTGTGCTAACGGGAGTTTTGTTTGATTGAAACCTGCAATCCCGCGGTTGCAAGTGTCAAGGTTCGATCGAACCGAAAAGGGTTAGATGACGACGAGTTCGTCGAGTTTCGCAGAAAGACGTGAGGCGATTTGGGCAAACAAAAGATTGATTGGAATGCCTTTGGCTTGCGCGTTTTCCATGGTTTCAAGGAGGTCTCCGGCGCAGTCAACGGTCATTTTGAGCATCACCGCTTGCTTGCACTGCTCAGCGTCGAATTTGTCCGCGAGAGTGGACTGGATTTCAGCATGAAGCGGGTCGTAGCAACGCTTGGCCACTGTTTCGCTGGTGTCTTTTTCGACAACGAAGCGTTCATAGTCGAGTTTAATATGCTTCGCGACGATAGCAAGCATGCGAAACTGGTCTTGCTCAGACAAGCAATCACCGATTTTGACTGGAGTTTTCATAGGTATTCTGCTAGTATTTTCTGTGTTTTCTGTGTTGACTTTTTCGGAGAGGAAACGGAATCATTGGGTTCCCGGTCAGGGTTGAACCAGTCCAGATGACCAATGGCGAGGTCGTGACTGTCGGTTTCGAGTACCACGAGAATGCCGTTCGTAGCAATGCTCCAGCCACGACAGGAACTGATGCCTTGAATTTCGCCAGTGCGAGGTTCCGCGATCAGTCGCCAGTCGTACGGCTTGGGCAAGCAGATGTTGTGGCGCTTGCTAAACGCGACGACGGAGGGATACGGTTGGATTTTTTTTGCCATAGCGGGGGATTGTGCGCAAGAGCCATGCCAAGGCCTTGCAGTAATAGGGTCAGCGTGGAAAGTTTCTAGCCGCGGACTGTGCCCATTTCTGTTTCCACAGTTCCGCATTGATTTGAAGCTGAGTGATAGTTTTCTGCTGGAGCGCAATGGTGCGGTAAGCAGAGTTGAGCCGGGATTGGGTGTGTGCCCAGAAGATAAGTGGTGTCCCTGCCATGGACAGCACTAAAAGAGCAACGATTACATTACGTTTCATAGATGTTCGTAGTCAAAGCGGATGAGACACGGAAAGTGCAACATGGCTTCATAAAAGGTTTTGATTTTCGCACGCCAGGCTTCGGCGTCCAGTATGTTAATTCGGCACTCCATCTCGAAAGTGTCGATGACGTTGCCCGCGGTGTCGAGGGACAGGATTATGCATTTGGAGATCATAAGAGTTAATCTGGAATGAACTGAATCAGTTGAGGCAGGCCACTTGAAGCGACAGTTAACACGATGTTGTTAAACTCATCTTGTCGAAAGCAGAGCTTGCCACAGTTTGCGCCGTTCATAAAGACTCGAACGTGCACATGATCACCGGCGGAACGAAAGTACCATTTTATAGTGTTTCAGGAAGTAGTGATTTCAAGAAGTCCCGTTCCTTGGCTGCGAGTGCGTGAAACTCGGGACTTAGATGTTTGTAGCGATTGTTTGATGTCTTTTCCAACCAATCCTTGACTTCTACATATGGCGAGCCTGTGCAGTACGCCCTGCCTGTTTTTTCTTTAACTGGACAGCCAGTGCACGGCCATCTAACGCTGGCATGGCGAAAGGTATCGCATAGAGCGCAACTTTCACTGCCAGTGTCTTCGTCCGCTCCGTTAGCCAAGCGGTCCCAGTGCGCTATTGACGCTTCAAGCGCTGTGAGTTTAACGTTCATAGTTCGATATTGAATTGAGAGTTGATGCGGTCGAGGTAATCGCGAAGTGCGCGGATTACGCAGGGATCGAGATAGATGGTATTGGACGTGCTGTATCCATTTTCAGTGGTTAGCACGATTGACCAGCCATCGAAGTCCGCGTACACGCCATCACCAAGGTAGTCCTTGGTGGTTAGCACTGGCGAAGGAGGGTTTTTGTCTGGCATAGTACTATCTCCTTTAATCGCGCACGCTTGGTCCGAAGTCCGCGGCAACTGGACGCTGCGGCCCGCCCTGCGGGAACCACTGCGCCATGCACTTCGCGCCGTACTGCCGCATCCGCTCGATTGTGCGATTGTAGTTTTCCCAAGCAAAGACTGCATAGTCAAAGCTCATTTGCTGGCGGACGGCTACTGGCAGTAGCATACTCTCTGGAGTCTTTGGATTTATTTGCATATGGTTTGTTATTTTGTTCCTAGTTTGCTTTTCTCTCTAGCCCGCCCTTGGAAACAAGCAACCAAAGAAAGAGAGAGAAAAGTATGAGCAGAGAAGCAATAGCAACAAAGGCGTCGGAACTGAGCGGACTGCATGTCCATCGGCTGTCGTTCGAGTCGAAATCGTATTATGATTCGACTGAAGGATTCACGGGCAAGGCGAGCTTTCGTGCAATGAACGGAAGCTATGCCGGGATGAAGGAGGTGGAGCTGGAGTTGCCACCAGCCATGGCCGGAGAGATTATGCGGTTACTGGCTCCGGTTCTGGCCCAGCAAGCGGCGGTCAGTGCGCAGAAACTGGCAGACCAAGCCAAGGAATTGGCCAATGAGGTGTCGCGCAATATCCTTATGGTGACAGCAACGCAGGCTGTGCCGTCAGGCCAAGCCCCCGGTGATGGTCGCGATGATAGCGGCAACTGCGAAGTGGTCGCGCTGGAATAGTGGAGGGAGCATGGCCCGTGGTGTCCGCGACATGGACACCACGGGCGATTCATTATCAAAAATATGAGTATTCATCCAAGTATCACAATTGAGCGGATTGCAGCGGCGTGTGAACGGAGACGCACCACTCTCGACAATCCCGGATTCTGCGTTGCCTGTGGCGCGGACGCAGAGGGTTGCGAGCCGGACGCGAGAGAGTACGAGTGCAAAGAGTGCGGCGAGAATAAAGTGTACGGGGCTGAGGAGTTGATCATGATGTTATGCTAACGGTCACTGAATACCAAATGCCGGACCTTTGCAAAGCAGTAATCCAGCCGGGAGAGTACGAGTTAGTCTACTCGCACCCCCTGGGCTGGACTCTGCGTCTCAACAACGGCGAGCTTGCGCTTGTCGTGAAAGAATCAACTGTCGCTTATCTCATGCGTGCATGGAAGCGGCAACAACCGTATCCATTGCCGTTACCGTGAACTCCACCTGCGCGCAAGCGAAATCAATTGTAGTGTATCCCGCTACGTTGCGTTCGCTTGCGCGTGGACTTTCTTTCCCGCCTGCCCTTGGCATAGGGAATGCTTATTTCCAAGGGCGGGCTAGAGAGAAAAGCAAAATAATAACAAAAGAACAAACCATATGCAAATAAATCCAAAGACTCCAGAAAGTATGCTACTGCCAGTAGCCTCCCGCCAGAAAATCA